TGCTTCTTCTTAATATAAAGATATTAGGCGTATTAGTATCTTAATAAGCAATAATCCATAGCAAGGGTTAATCCAATGGTCTGGGCAGTATTCGCATTTGACCAATCAGCGTCTTGGAAGTCAACTGATTTGATGAATGTTCCTTTTAATTCCCACTCTTCAACAACATCACCTACGGGACCTAAAGAACGGAATTTAACATCCTTCTTGTAGAAATCCTGGTAACCGTCTCTACCTGTTACTGACTCGTGGTGGAGTCTGAACCAGTTCATTACGGCTTGTGCACCTGATGGGTTAATTGGGTCATACAACTCACAAGAAACATCTCCCCAGGAAACTCGTCCTTTGAGTTTTCTTTGGAGGTTAATGTGGTCGAGGGTGATCTCTTCGAACGATGGTTTGGGTCTATCAGCCTTTTTTACAAGGTAAGCAGGAACCCCTTCAATGTCGAAGTAGAATCTGTTCTTGGTTTTAGGCTCGTATGTCTTGTAGAACATACCGATGTCGCCTAATTGTTCGTTCTTTAAAATTGCCATTTTATTTTTGTTTTAAATGTTGTTGGTTATTGATACATATATTAGTCTGTGAAAGAAGCGCCGGTTGGTGTTAAGACAAAGTCTAATACTATAAATTCGGCAGTCTTAGTAGGTTGTAAGAATACTTGCCCAACTAATTTGTTTTCATCAATAATGTCAGGTGTGTTTAATTGACCATCCATTTTAACTTGGAAGGCATATAAGCCTTGTCTTTGTACTAAGCTTTCCAGGTAGGGGGTTGCTTGTCTTACAAAGCGGTCTCTAGTTTGTTGGGTGTTTTGTTCGAAAACAAGTTTTCTGGAAAATCCACCAATGGTGTCTTTAACATCCAACAACAATCTACGAACATTAACTCTATCAAGACCACTTAAAGCATTTTGGAGTGTTTTTTGTCCAAATATTACAATACCCTGTCCTGGGAAAGTTGCAATTGGGTTAACTTTTGAAGTGTAGAGATCATCTCTTTGTGTTTTAGATAATTTCTTTTCAACTTTAAGTACGTTAGTTACACCACCTCTAGTTAAACCCGCAGGTGCAAACCATGGAGCAGCTAAACTATCATTCTTAGCGTATACACCAGGAACAATCACAGATGCTGGACACCATACGTTTCTACCCAATTCAGTGCTTTTAACTTGAGCCCATGGCCAATAAGTAGCAGCATAGTTGGTATCTAATGATTCCGCTTGGGTTTTAACAGTGGACTGGTCAGCATTATACGCTACTGTATCCATTACAAATAAGTTATCTCCTCTATTGGTAGTGTTAGCAACAATAGTATTTACTAGAGTAGAATGGTTTTGTTGGTTAATACCAGGTACTATTAATGTTTTGAATTTAAATTCTTCTTTATTTTTAAGAATTGAAACAGCATCATCATAATCCGTAGTGGTTAAACCTTGGATATTATTCGTGGTAATTTCAGCACCAAATAATGGATTTCCTGATATATTGCTACCTGCACCTCCTTCGAAAGTTCCATTTTGAGAGGTTGGTAAGTATTGTGAAAAAGGTACACCATCACTATCTATATTCACAGTTCCGTTGGGGGTTAAATATTGATAGGTTGATCCATTAACAGCTGAAATTCTAATGTATTGGGATTTATTGGGATACTCACCTCTTAAGTTAATAGAGACAGGATCCGTAGTATCATCTTTTTCAAAATACTGGTCTCCTACTTTTCTCGCTACATAGTTGGGTGAAAGTGGGTCAAGTGAGCAGTTGGTAAACTGTTCAAGTACTATAGGAGCATTAGTTGTGTCATCACCTCTTCTAATAGAGATGGTAAACGTTCCTGCTGCCTCATTTACATTACTAACTTCCCATCTAATGTTATCCTTAGATCCGGAGTGCAGAGCACCACCAGTATATTCGGGCCCAACACTATTCAATAATTCTCCTTTTCCTAAAGTTTCTATTACAAATGGGCCATCTGCAATGTTTTTACCATTATCTGATACGTTACTAGCAGAAGCTGCTGTCCAACTATCAGCATCATCAGCTACACGAGTTACAAGTGCTGTGCTACCTCCGTTTTGGAAATAGTTTTTAACAGCAAGACTAGTGTAGAATTCATACGCATTAGAGGCAGACGCTAAAGTAGTGCCATATATATTTTTAAAGTCGTTATAATTTTCGACTAAAGTTGGTATCTCAACAGGCCCTTTTACTGTGGGACCTATGATAGCCATTCCTGAGGGATCAGTACCAGGGTTTACAAAAGATCTATCTATTTCTTTTAGTAATACTCCGGGTGATACTATTGTTTCTGTTGCCATTTTGTATTATTTTTAATTTTTATTAGTCTGTGAAAGAAGCGCCAGTTGGTGTTAAGACAAAGTCTAAAACAATAAACTCAGCGGTTTTGGTGGGTTGTAAGAATACTTGACCTACCAGCTTGTTTTCATCTATTACGTCGGGGGTATTTAATTGACCATCCATTTTAACTTGGAAGGCATATAAACCTTGTCTTTGTACTAAGCTTTCCAGGTAGGGGGTGCATTGTCTATTAAACCTATCACGGGTTTGTTGTGTATTTTGTTCAAATACTAATCGATCTGCAAAAGCACCAATGGTGTCTTTAACATCCAACAACAATCTACGAACATTGACCCTGTCAAGGGCAGATGTTTCGTTTTGGAGGGTTTTCTGTCCAAATACTAATAATCCTGCATCGGGGAAAGTTGCAATTGGGTTAACTTTTGAAGTGTAGAGATCATCTCTTTGTGTTTTAGATAATTTCTTTTCAACTTTAGTAACTAATCTACCTAATTTACCTCTAGTTTCACCAGCGGGAGCAAACCATGGGGCAGATAAACTATCACTCTTAGCAAATACTCCTGGAATTACAGCTGAAGCAGGTACCCAAACATTCCTATTTAATTCGGTACTTCTAACTTGAGCCCATGGCCAGTAAGTAGCAGCATAATTGGTATCTAAACTTTCAGCTAGTGTTTTAACAGAACTCTGTGCTCCATTATATTGAGTAGTATCGGCTATAAATAAATTATCTCCTCTAAATGTAGTATTAGCAATAATAGTATCTAAAATAGTAGAATGATTATTTTGGTTTAACCCTGGGGTTACTAATGTTTTAAACTTAAATTCATCTTTATTTTTAAGGATAGAAACTGCTTTATCATAATCAGTTGATTGTAATCCTTGAATGTCTCCTTCTAAGTCACCTGTTGAAGATGTTGATCCATAATCAGCAGTGATACCTGTGCTGGGGATATTATTACCTGTAGCATTTTCAAATGTACCATTTGCTGCGATTGGTAAAGAAGCTGAGTATGAAGTGTTAACACCATCTGTGGCTACATCTCCATTAGGAGCTAAATATTGGTAAGTAGCTAAATTAATGGCTGAGATTCTTACAAGTTTTGACTTATTAGGATATTCACCACTAACGTTTACTACCCAATCAGATCCTTCTTGTGTTACAGTAGAAGATTGATCTCCTACTTTTCTTGAAATAAAGTTTGGGGAAAGTGGATCTAATGAACAGTTAGTAAACTGCTCAAGTACTAATGGGGAATTTGTTGTATCATCACCTCTTCTAATAGAAAGTGTAAATGTACCCGCTTTATTATTTATATTGCTAATTTCCCATCTGATATTATCGCGGGTACCCTCAGGTAACCCACCATTAGTAAAAGTGGCTCCTGCTACTACTCCTTCAATCAATTCAGAGGTTGTAATAGTAGAAGGTATTCCAGCACCTATGGTAGTTGAAATATCACCATCATTTTGTCCAGCATAAGCTACTATTCCATTAGTAACTGTTGTTACAGCATTTGCGGTTGTATTACTATCTATATCAAAGTAAGCAGCAAGTGATTCAGAAACTAAGATTGAAGCGGATTCAGCAGTAATGGTTCCATCAGGTAAAGCGATAGATCCTAAACCTCCTGCAGCTAAATCTACTTTAAGGACGGTACCTCCGGGTGCTTCAGTAGCATCATAATTAGATCCTGAGAATACTACATTATATGTGGTTGAACCAGAAACAATATCAATACTTCTATTACCATTACCAGTACTTAATTCTAATGAAGAAGTGTTAATTGCTGTGGTAAACCCAAATGTAAGTTTATCTACACCTACAGATCCTGCGTGTGTATTATTTAAGTCGGTTCCTTCACCTATGGTAGCTAAAGTAAAGGGCTCAATGCTGTCTTTTGCAGAAGCAGATAAATGTGTGTTGGAGCCAGCCGCCCAAGTGTCTGAAGCAGATACAACTCTTACTATAAGAGCTGAAGAACCACCATTATCAAAGTAATTTTTAACAGATAGGTTGGTGAAGTATTCATATGCTTCAGAACCTGATTGAACTGTGGTTCCATAAATTTCTTTAAAGTCATTATAATTAGTGACTTGTGTGGGGACATTAATTGGGCCTCTAGCAGTTGGGCCAATAATTGCCATTCCTGAGGGGTCAGTTCCAGGAGAGACAAAAGATTTGTCTGTTTCCTGCAATAGCACCCCTGGTGATAGGATTGTTTCTGTTGCCATTTTTATTTCTTATTTTATGTTGTTTGTAGCCAAATATAGG